CTCGGTCACCCGGTAGCCGATCGGGCCGAACGACGCCATGAGGCGCATGTTCGACTCTTCATCGTCCTTCATGAAGGGTGTCGCTGTGAGCGCCAGCCGGTAGTGGGCGTTCTTGCAGTGGCGCAGAATCTCGAAATACGAGTTGCCCGACGCCTCGTGCGCCTCTTCACCGATGACGAACTCGAACTTCGACAGGAGGTTGATTGTCTGCTCGCGGATCGCCGCCTGCTTGTCGACGCGGGCCTGAGCCGCCTTCTTCATCGCGTCGGCTGACGGACGCTCGTGTTCGAGCTTGGCCCGCAGCACCTTGATCCCGGCTGCGATGTCGGCGGGCGCGAGCTTCATGGTCTTCAGGCGCTTCTCTTCAGCCTCGACCATCTTGTCTTCGCGCTTGATCTGCGCCTGGTAGATGGCCGTGAACTCGTTTGCCAGCGTCTTCTCATCGAGCCGGGAAATGAGCGTTTGCACCATGCCAACGGTCATTTTCTTGATCGCCTGGCGCTTGTTGCCGTCGCGGTCGACGATTGTGTGTCCGAATTCGCCGTCGCCAAGCACGGACACCGGGATTCCCATGTCGCGCTCGAACGCCTCCTTCATCTGATACATCAGGATCGAGCGCGTGGTCAGAAAGAGGGTGGGGCGGTTGATCCGCGCGTAGCACATGCGGGCAATCCGGCTCTTGCCGCCACCGGTTGCCACCTGGGCAATGATCTGGCCGTGCTTGACGAGCCGGTCCATGATCTCCGACTGATAGTCGTAGCGCTCGTCCGCGTAGCCGAACGAGTCGATGACTGGCCGTTCGGGTCCGAGAGGCGCGGGAAGCGGCTTTTTCGCCTGTTTGACATCGAATCCGCGCCTGCGAAGGTGCGCGGTGACCAGTGGAACGAACCCGGCAGGGAATGTGCCGAGGCGGAAGTCGAAAAACGAGCTGCGGCCATCCCATTGGCCCTTGATGAACCGGATGTCCTGCTCGGCGCCAGCGACCTTGTAGCTCAGGATCGCCTGGACGGCCAGCTTTGCCTCTCGCGACGGCTCGTGCAATTTCGCGACGACAGCGTTGGACGCAATGATGACGGTTTCTACCATGTAAGGACTTGCCAAGGCGATTCACTTTGGAGTAGATTATCAGTCAAAACTGACAGATTAGTCAAGAAAGTATAAGGAAACCCGTGGCAAAGACACCCCGCTTCACATCCGTCGACCCGCGCTCGCTGCGCCCGAACCCGTGGAACACGAACCACATGGGACCGGACGCTGAAGCCAAGCTCGATGCGTCGATCAAACGGCTCGGCATGTTCAAGCCGGTCATCGTGCGCGAACTGAAGGATGGGGCGCTCGAAATTCTCGGCGGTCAACACCGCAACGAAGCGGCGATCCGGCTCGGTATGCCCGAAGTGCCCATCGTCAACGTGGGCGAGGTCGACGACCAGAAGGCAAAGGAGATCGGCATCGTCGACAACGGTCGCTACGGCGCGGACGACACCCTCGAACTCGCGTCGTTGCTCGAATCGCTCGGCAACGCCGAAGAGCTGGCGACATTTCTGCCGTATTCGGACGCGGACTTCGCATCGATCTTCTCCGCCGTCGACATCAAGTTCGACGAGCTGGACCTGCCGGACGACAACGGCGACGCGGCTGAAGTGCCGAAGCTGCCGAAAGAGCGCCCCGCACAGACCCATGTCGTCATGCGCTTCAAGGTGCCTGTCGACGACCAGAGCTGGATCAGCCAGCTCATTGAGAAAACCATGAAAGAGCAGGGCTTCACCGAGGGCGACAGCATGACCAACGCTGGCGACGCCTTCGTTCACCTGCTCACCGAACTTAAAGGAGCGTGAACATGGCGAACATCGATTTCTCGGCAGCTCTGCTGCAACTGAAGGCGGGCCAGCGCGTGGCCCGCGAAGGCTGGAACGGCAAGGGCATGTTCCTCGTGCTGGTCTACCCGGACCAATACACGGTGCATGGCGTGGCGTCCGTCGCGGGCAAACCGCTGCTGCCCTGGATCGGAATGAAGACGATGCAGGGCGACTTCGTGCCCTGGCTCGCATCGCAAACCGACCTTCTGGCTGGCGACTGGCAGGTGGTGGTGTGAGCACCGTGTGCAACGGCAAGGGCTTCCCGGAATGCCAGAGCTGCATCAACCGTCAACACGACCCGTTCGAATGCGAGACGTGCGATGACGGCAGCAACTACGAACCCCCGGAAGACGATGACGAAGTGGATGTGATGACGATCATGGAATTCCGTGATTGGCTGGAAGCTGCGTGAAGAACTCGAATGACTGACGTGAAAACCCCGAAGCCGGTCAAAAAGCCGATCGACTGGCTCAAGCCCTACGAGCTGAACTCGAAGAAGCACGACGACGCGCAGGTTGAAAAGATCGCGCAGTCGATCCGCAAGTTCGGGTGGCTCACGGCAATCGTCACCGACAAGGATGGCGTGATCATCGCCGGTCACGGTCGGCGTCTGGCTGCGATCAAGCTTGGACTCACCGAAGTGCCGGTGATCGTGCGCGACGACCTAACGCCCGAAGAAGTGCGTGCAGCCCGCCTCGCGGACAACCGCGTCGCAATGGGCGACATCGACACCGACTTGCTCAAGAAAGAGCTGGCGTCGCTCGACTTCGACCTGGACGGCATCTTCGACAAGAAGGAGCTGGACTTCTTCTCTGTCGACCTTGGCGAGCTGAACGCGGATGCGCTGATCGAGAACGTCGAGCAAGAGGCTGTCCGCATGGCATCCGAGACCGTCAAGCACGTCGAGGCAACCGACGCACGTCCGGTAAAGATCGACAAGGCGCTCGGCTTCAAGACCATCAACGGCGCAGACGAACGCGCTGTCGCGCGCTTCATGGCGACCATCGAATCACAGACCGGGTTGGAGGGCGCGCACGCGTTCATCGCCTACATCAAGAGCACCATTGGAGCAGCCGCGTGAATCACTACAAAGGCATGCCGACGCGAGTCAAGATCGGCAACTTCTACTTCGACGTGAAAGTCATCGACGAGGACACGGGAGACGCGGGCGGCTTCTTTGGAAGCACTTGCCCGAGCAAGCAACTGATCCTGATTCAGCAGGGCCAGAAGCCGCACAACCTCGCCGACACGTTCATCCACGAAGTGATGCACGGCATCTGTTGGGTTGCGGAGATCGGGCAGAAGAATGGCAACAAGGACGACGAGGAAGATTACGTCACGCATTTGGCCCACAGTATGTGCCAGTTCTGGCAGGACAACCCGGAAGCCGTGGAGTGGTGGGCGGGCATCAACGCAAGGGTGTCCGCATGATTTACACCATCGACAAGCGCTACGCGTCGCGCGTCGAGCGCAGCGACCGCGTGCTGGAGATCGCTGAAGCGTTCGGTCTTGGACTGGATGACCGCGAGTTCGTCGTCTTCGACAACCAGCAGATCGAGATCGAGCAGGGCGATGTCGTCTACGTCACCGGCCAGTCCGGCTCGGGCAAATCGACCGTGCTGCGCGAACTGGCAGCCGCCATGCAGACGGCGGGCGCTCAGGTCGCGGACATCGACAAGGTTGAGCTGCGCGACGTGCCGCTGATCGACCAGATCGGTCGGGATACGTCGCACGCCCTGGAGCTGCTGTCGATCGCCGGACTGAACGACGCCTACCTCTTCGTCCGCAAGCCTGCCGAGCTGTCGGACGGACAGCGCTACCGGTTCCGGCTCGCGAAGCTAATCGAATCGGGAGCTGATGTCTGGATTGCGGACGAGTTTCTGGCCGTGCTTGACCGCACGACCGCGAAGGTAATCGCCTTCAACCTCCAGAAGATCGCGCGCCGTCAGATGGCGACGGTGCTCGTGGCGACGACACACACCGACATGAAGGCGGACCTTGCGCCGAACCTGATCATCGAAAAGCGCTATCGCGAAAAGATTCACATGGTCCGCGTCCCGGACGGTTACCGGGAGGCGGAACTGCAAAACAACGCTGAAGGGCTTCCACAATGATTATTGATGTCAACGCAGCGGACTTCAGCGCGGACGTGCTGGAGCGCTCAAAAACGGCCCCGGTTGTCGTTCTTTTCTGGGCCGAATGGTGCGTCCCATGCAAAACGCTCAAGCCCGTGGTGCTGAAGCTCGCGAACGAGCTGAACTTCGACCTGGCGCTGATCGACGCCGGCGCAGGATCGGTCGCGGACCTGGGCGTGCGCGGCGTGCCGACCCTGAAGGTCTTCGTGAACGGCGTAGAAGTTGCCGGATTCACGGGCGCTCGTCCCGCGCCGTTCGTGCGTAACCTGCTCGAAAGCGCAGGCATCAAAGAGACGCTGGAGTTCGACTGACATGGAACTGGTCCTGAT